CTTTAACAATTTAAAAGGAATCTATCGTAACAAAAAACATGAACTGATACTGGAAGATTCGGTGATGTTTTTGATAATGACCCCAGATGAAACAGCTGAAGAAAAATTAGAAAAGCTCAAAGAGGTTTTCAGGTGGTTCTTGAAGGAGACAAATCAAGAAAGTGTTCTAATCGTTAAAAATCTGACTGAATTCGAGCTTTTGAAGATATAACACTTGCCTCCCCTTGGCTGCTTTTTTTTTTGAGGGAGGTGGAGGCATGAAGACAAAGATGGTAAATGTGAGGATCGATGAGAAAACTCAAGAAAAAATTGGTTGGATCCTCAGAAAAAGAAAGGGTTCATCGACTACCGAGCTTATAAGAAATGCACTTGAAGAGTATCTTTCAAGAGACTTGACATGGGAGGATATTGACTATAAACTGATTCCTTACCTGAGGTCTTTCCTAGATAGTTTCAAAATAATTGGTGTTGTAAAGCCGTCAATGACACTAGCAAAAGTGGTTACTGAATCAGTACCGATTTTGTTATGTACTAAGTATCAAGGTAAGAGAGTTGACTTTGGGATCATCTTGAAAGAATCTAAGGATGACATTCTTGTCAGAGTAAGAGTATATTGGACAGAAAGCGTAAAACTCAAAGATGATATATCAGAAACTTTCTTCTTGTTAAAGAGAGATTTGGAACGTCCAGAATTAAAAGCAACTGTTGGTGAATTTTTCAGCTATGTAAAAAATGCTATAGAAGAGGTAGAATAAAAGTATCTCTAATCTCATTTTAGACGCTCCTTCGCCCGCCGAAAGGCGGGTTTTTTGTTGACAAATTATGCAATATAATCCTTTTGGATTCTTTTAACCGGAGTGGCTGCTCCGGGCTTTTTTATTAAAATTCACAGGCCCTTCGGGGCCTTTTGTTTTTGCGTTGACAAGTTAAATACCTTGCCATACCTTTCCATATCTGAACGAAAGCGAGGTGGAAGCATGCCCAGGCCTAGTAAAATCGAGCAATATGAACTGGAAGACTACGTCCTCAAAAAATATGCCGAGGGTATGTCTTCCAGCAAAATATCGAAAGCGTTGAAAGAAGAAAAGGGAATAAGCATCAGTAAAACAGCAATTGCTAACTTCCTAAAGACGGTTCGTGAAGAACGAGCTGAGATCTCTAAAACAATTGTTCAGGAACATATTCAAAAAACTATCCCGGATGACCTTCAAAAGCTGGATGAAATGAACGAAGAGCTTTTCAAGTGGTTTAGAGATCCGGAACTCCCAAAACAGGCAAAACTCCAGATTTACGACAGGCTTCTTAAAGGTATAAATCTAAAACTCAAGAACTCAGGAGCCGGCGCGACCACTGCTGAAGATCTTCTGAAAGCCATTGCAGACCGCTGGGGACTGGAAAAATGAACAAAGAGCAATTCTTGAAAGATATAGGTTTCAAGCCTCACCCAGGCCAATATGAAGCGTTTATGTCGGATGCGAGATTCAAAATTCTCTGCAATGGCAGGAGATGGGGGAAATCTTTGTATTCAGCTATTGAGATCCTCCCATACGTTTTTATGAAAAACAAGATGGTTTGGGTGGTCGCTCCGACATATGAATTGGCTCAAAAGGTTTTTAGAGAGGTTTATAGGTACGTAAGGCCTCGGCACTTCCTATGGAAAGCTGAAGGCCGTTGTGTGAATTCTAAATCCGAAATGAGGATCATTACCAATTTTGGAACTGAAATTGTCGGAAAATCAGCAGACAACCCAGATTCTCTCGTGGGTGAAGGGCTGGATCTTCTCATCATAGATGAGGCTGCAAGAATAAAGGAATCTGTGTGGAATGAGCAACTTAGGCCCACGCTCTCGGATAAACACGGTAGAGCAATTATTATTAGCACTCCAAAGGGTAAAAACTGGTTCTTTAGGCTGTGGACCAGGGGCCAAGATCCAAAATTTCCAGAGTATCAATCCTGGCAACATCCTACTTCTGACAATCCGTACATAAGCCCTGAGGAAATAGAAGAAGCAAAAAGGACATTACCTGAACGGGCTTTTCGGCAGGAATATCTGGCTGAATTTCTTGATGATACAGGCGGTGTCTTCCGTGGTGTGCGAAAGCTAATAAGAAAGACTCTTCGCAGTGCACGACCTGGAGAGTCTTTTTTTATTGGGGTCGATCTTGCGAAATATATGGATTTCACGGTTATTGCTGTGCTGGATAGAGACGGTAATTTGGTCTATTTCGATAGGTTCAACCAAATCGACTGGAATTTGCAGAAGGAAAGGATCAAAAGTGTTTACCGCGATTATCCTGGAAAGATAATCATTGACAGCACAGGAGTTGGCGACCCAATTTTTGAGGATCTGAGATACGAAGGTCTGGACGTTGAAGGGTTCAAATTTAACCCGAGTACGAAGAGACAGCTTATAAACAACCTTTCGCTTGCAATTGAGCAGGAAAAAATTCACTACGATGATATCCCAGATCTTATCAACGAACTCGAGATATTCGAATACCAGATAAGCCCGTCAGGCAATTTGAAGATGAATGCTCCCGATGGTTATCACGATGACTGTGTGATAGCTCTGGCACTTGCTACATGGGGTTATTGTAACGGTTCTATCCCAGAGTTTTACACCAGAAGAGATGCATAAGGAGGCATGAAACATGCCGAAAAAGCCAAAGGATTTAGAAAAGCAACTTGGTTTCGGTTACGCGGTAAATAGCGGTGAGGTATTTGAGGTTCAGGAAATAGGCAGGGAGACCTTCAAGGAGATGTTAAAGGACGAAACCGTTAGTGCCGCGATTCTATACCTGACCAATGCAGTTTTGGGATTTATAGGAGAGTACAGCCACCCGGATGAGAAAATAGCGGAGTTTGTGCGCAATAACCTTGAGAACCTGGATAGAGATCTGTCGCTGATATTCCACGAACTTCTAAAGAACGCATTCGCATATGGCTGGTCAGCCGGTGAACAGGTTTGGCGAATTGAGGACGGAAAAATTTTACTGGATAGAATTCCGGTTTACGACAGCTATTATTTAACGCTCGTTGCTAAAGACGGAGAACTCGTGGAAATCAAACAGCAGATAAGAGACAAGACTGCTGAAATTCCACTAGAAAAGGCAATTGTTTTCAGAGTAGGCAATGGCGTATATGGTGAAAGCTATCTTCGTAGGGTATACAGACCCTGGAGTATCAAAAAAGCCTTCATAAAGAATTGGGCTATCGGTGTTGAAAGATTCGCTATGCCCACCGTTTGGGGAAGAACTCCAAACGTAAGGGTTAAAGACGAAAGCGGCGCAGAGACAACCAGCGTTAAGTTGCTCAATAAAGCGCTAGCAAACATACACACGCAGACAAGCATCGCGACCGATGACAGAACTGAAATTTCATTCCTTCAACCATCAATAGGTGGGCAGCACTTCTCAGAGGTGTTTAAGACTGCCATTGAATATCTGAATGTCATGATATTCAGAAACTTCGGGCTGCCGAATCTTCTCTTAGGGAACACGAATCAGGCAGGAGCTTACGCACTTGGAACGGTCCACTATAAGATGTTCCAGAACGTAGCTCGCAATTTAGCTGACCAGCTCGCAAAAGAATTCATAGATCAAGTGATTTACCGACTGATCGTATTCAATTTCGGTGAGCAAGAGTCCTATGGCGAGTTCGCTATTTCAGACGAGCCGAATCCTGAGGAGCGCGCGCAAAACGCAAAGGTCATCCTCGACTTGATAAACGCCGGAGTCCTTGATCCACTAGCAGACAACAAATGGATCCGGGCAATGCTGAGGTTACCAGAAGGTGAGCAAAAATGAGAATCCCGCTGGGAACGGCACTTAGGATTCAACGTTCAGCTGAAAAAGCAGCCCTCGAAGCATTTGAATTCCCTTCTCTAGAGAAAATTGCTCAGGGCGAAATAATTAGATGTGACCCGGTAAAGCTGTACACAGTATTTCGTGCTCTGTATTTGCTGGTTGCAGGACTTCAAAGGTATTACATGCGTAAATATCTAGGCATTGAGAACGAAAAGAAACTTTCCGAGCGTTGGAGTACAGAGGAAATTCTTTCAATTTTGAAATTGAAGCAATATACCGGTTCTGCCCCGATTAACGCGTTGGAAGGAGAACCGGATTTCTTGAAGCCCTCACCGTTTGTTGATGAGTTCCTTCAAGATTACACGGTTGAGTTGGCTGAAAGTTATGCCGAATTTGCAGATAAAATCACTGAGGAGCTGCGAGGGTTGATTTGGCAAGGGAAACCCCTTAAAGAAATACGCGACACCGTTCAAACGAAGTTTAACATTGCCAAAGCTCGCGCTAATGCCATCGCGGTAACCGAAACAACTAGGGCTTATGTGGTTGGAGAGCTAATTTCAACTTATGATTCCGAAGTGATTCAAGGCTATGAGTTTATAGCGGTTCTTGATGATTTAACGACTCCGATGTGCCGCGCGCGTCATAAGATGGTTATCCCAGCGAGCGATCCAACTATGATTGCGCTTAACTCGCCTCCTCTTCACGTTAATTGCCGTTCTCATTTAGTACCGTTCACAATCTACGACAAGGCAAGTAAATGGCTTGATTCAAGGCAGTATGAGCGTATGGTTTCCCGAGATGAGAAACTGGTACCCTTGAAGCGAGAACAGGACATAACGTTGATAGAAAACTTACTCAAAGGGATAACAAGAAGACCTCCAATGGCACCAGTTGCAAAAATTCCAACATTAACTCCTTCCAAACCAAAACCGAAAAAGATGACGCCGGAGGAATACGCACGCGAAGTTCTTGGAGTTGAATGCGATTATAGGGGCATTGAGCCGCAGGTTCACGAAGAAATAAATAAGGTACTAAGTCGCTTAAAGGAAGAATATCCGCAAGTTTGGAAAGATTTCAACGGAGTAATTCCGACGAAATATTCAAGGGACATGTGGCGCGAAGTTTACAGACGGTGGTATCCTGATGTTTCAGATGATGTGATTGAGGAACTTGTTACGAAGCAAATGCAGAGAGTCAAGCCATATGTGATTGCCTATACATCGGACGAAATTGATAAGATAGTGCTGAAAAGTACTCGTTGGAAAGATATGCAAGCGATAGAAAAAGCGGAAAGAGGAATAAGAGGATTCACCGTTTGTGACAAAATAACTGACGTTATATATCACGAATTCGGGCATAGAGTCGAGTATTATTTGGTTAAAAAGAGAAAACAAACGGCTTTTGTTGAGTTCCTTAAAAAGATGGAAGATAAAAACCTATTCCCGATGGCAGAGCACGCGGTTTCAAGATATGCAGCCGATAGCCATTCAGAGTGTTTAGCTGAACTTTTCGCGGCTCAAGCGCTTAGATTCGATGAGGCAAAATTCAAAGGGACACCGCAAGCCGAAATCATTAAAGAGTTTCGTAAGTGGTTAAAGGAGGTTTTGAAATGATATTTGCTCTTCCGGAAGGGTTTTACGATTGGATTGAAATTGACGAAGAAGCGCGCGACCGAGGCGAAAGATTCACGTGGAAACTAAAAGAAGGCGCTCCTGAAGAAATCAAGCAGGTGTTCAACGAGGTTAAAGACTTCATCGAATCTCTTTACCCTTCAAACCGGAGGTGGAATAATGGAAGTTCGTAATATACCCATCTCGCAAATCAAGTGGATACGAAGCGAAGAAGAAAGGAAAAAAGCCCCGGCGGGCTTTTTTCTTTTACCAGGAGAACGTAAGTTCCCTATCAAAAACAAAGATGGTTCGTTGAATTGTAACCTCGTAAGAGCAGCAATCACGCGCGCGGCTCAGTATGGATATTCAAGCGTCGAAGCAAAAGCACGCAGGCTGTATGAGGAATACTGCAAGGTTGAAGAATCTGATTCACTCATAAACGTCATAGCGTTCGATGAACTCGAAACTGAAGGAGGATTCTGGCATAACATCCTTCCTATCAAAAAGTTTTATCATCCGCGCTACGGCGTTATCAACATCACGCGCGAACTTGTTCAGCAGATGGCTGACAATTTCCAAAAAGGTATCCCACACTACGAACCATCGCTCTATCTTGGGCACGATGACAGGAAAGCATACGGCGCTATTAAGAAGGTCGAAGTCAGGGACGACGGCCTGTGGGCGTTCATAGTTCCAGATGATGAGGGTAAAGATCTCATCAAACGAAAGAAGTTCAAGTACCTCTCAGCGGAATTTGTTGACCATTATCTAGACAAAGACTCCGGAAAAGATGCTGGTGGCGTCATTCTCGGAGTTGCACTTACCAACACCCCGGCACACCCTTCAATGACTCCAATAACAGCGTTCTCGGAAAACTTACCTGAGGACCTTTATAAATTTGACGACAAGGAGGTCGATGATATGGACTTCAAAGAACTTTACGAGGAAGCACGTAAGAAACTCGAAGACGTTGAAAACGAAAAGAAACAGTTGTCTGAACAGTTCAAAGCCCTGGAAGAAGCAAAAGTCAAGCTTGAACAAGAATTAGCTGAGGTAAAGAAAGAACTGGAAGAAAAAGAAGCCAAGCTGTTTGAAGAAAGAAAAGAGGCATGGGGAAAAGCATGGATTGCTAAAGGCGTAGCACCAGCGGTGATCGACAAGTTCAAGAAGCTCTCAGAATCTGAAGACGATCTGAAAAAGTTTGATGAAGTTCTCGCAGCCATGCCTAAGATCCAGACCGGGCAGGCTGGTTCTGAAGAACCTGCCAATTCCTACGAAGAAGAAGGAAAAGAAATTGCCAAATATGCAAAGTAAAGGAGGTAATGACGCATGGCAAAGATGACCGTGACTGAAAGCAATTTCAAAAACTTGCTTGATCTTTCCCATCCACCCGTGAGGCAGTCGGTCGCAATTAACATAGTGAACAATGTCGCTCTTAAAGCCGGCACGATTATTGGTAAGGGTGGAAGAAAACTTGCTAGAACAACTGTAACAGCTGACGTCACTACTGCTGCGACCGACATTCCCGTTGCTGACGCTTCCCTGTTCGCTGTTGGCGATTCAGTTTGGATTGGAGCTGCTACGCAGGCATACGTCGTTACGGCTGTTAACATTGAGACCAACATCATCACCCTTGACACCGCTATTACCTGCGCTGCTGGCGATAGTGTTTGCGCTGTTGATGCTGGAGCTCCTATCGGTGTGCTTCTCATCGATGTTGAAGCTAACACAAGCGCACCAATTCTTGTGCACGGAATAGTTCTTAAAGACGGGCTTGAAAACCTTGACGCTCTTGATATCGCTTTGCCAGATGGTTTGGCTGGCAATTACGAATATCAGGAGTTCTCCAGCCGTGTTTGGGTCAAAACTCAGTACTAAGGAGGGATAGAGAATGGCTGACCTTTTCCACTACAGAACTCTGACCGCGGCAATTAACCAGATTCAACCTTCTCCGAGGCTTTTATACGACACCTTGTTAAAAGGGAAAGAAGACGTTTTCGCTGGAAAGACAATCGAGTTTGACCTCGAAATCTCCGAACCCGTACTCGCTCCCTTTGTTGAAAGGGAAAGCCCGGCCGTACCAACCAAGAGCACTAACTACAAACATTATGAAATTGAGCCTCCAACCATAAAGTTCAAAGATCCGCTTGTATATGATAGCGCTTGGACTCAAAGGCTTCCTGGCGATAGCCTCGAAGGTCCAGCGAAAGACGTACTCAGAAGAAAGATTGCCAGGATTCAGGCCAGACAGAAAGATAGGATTTACAACAGTATAGAGTACATGGCAGCTCAGCTACTTCTAACCGGAAAAATTGTTTACAACGGTGAGCACACATCATTCAGCTTTGACTTCCAGATACCAGACGTCAACAAAGTCACATCTGACTGGAGTGATCCCTCAACTTCCACCCCGCTCAAAGATCTTAGAAAATGGAAGAAACTCGTTGAAAGACAAATTGGGTTCACTCCAAACGTTGCATTCATGACTCCCGATGCTGTTGACGCGTTCCTTGCAAGCGAAGAAGTCAAAGAAAAGCTTGACAACAGAAGAATGGATTTCGGGAGCGTAGCTATAAAGGGTTCCTACATCGGAAGGCTTCTTGGCATTGATATTTACGAATTTGACGAAACTGTCAAAGGCGAAGACGGTTCCGAAATTAAACTCCAAGGATCAACACCAAAAGTCTGTCTAACTGTTCCAAACGTATGGAAGCCTCTCTTCGCTTCCGCATTTGTTGAAAACGGACCATATCCCGCCGAGATCTTCTCAGATTCCTGGGAATCCAAAGATCCCAGAGGTCGTATAATTCTCGCTGAATCTCACCCACTCCCAATAATCACTCACGCTCCCGGGATTGTAATAGCTGAGATAACTGTCTAAGGGCGGTGAGCCCGTATGATAGATGAAGTTGCAATCTTTCAATCACTTCCTGCAAGCGTTCGAAAAAGTCTAGGGGCGTCTGAGGAAACTTATGACCAGATAAGGAGCTACGCTGAAGAAGGCGTAGCTCTTTTATCTGATATAGACGCTTCTCAGGAATTCAAAGAAGCCCTAGCCTCCATGTATGCAAGAGCACAAGTAATAACAGCTGCGGGATATCAGGAATTAGGAAGTTCTATAATGAGCAACTTTTTACGGATAAAGGAAAAGTACGAGAAGAAGGAAGAGTATATCCCAGAAACGATAATCGAATCCGTTGAACAGCAGATCACAGACGAAGAGATAGAGAAGTGGTGAGCTATGGAGGTAATTATTGATGATGCTGAAGTAAGAAAGCTTCTCAAGGAAAAAGGCTCGCAACTGAAGAATCTCACGCCTGCAATGCAGGCAGTCAGTATCATCCTGCACAGAATTGTTATGAAAAACTTTGACGCTGAAGGAAGACCAAAAAAGTGGGCTCCGTTAGCGCCTTCGACAATTGCTAGCAAAAGACGAAGACACGGGACATTACCTCCGATTTTAGTTGACAGCGGAACGTTAAGGCGCTCTATCCATGAAAATTACAGCCACAATCATGCAGAAGTCGCGACTCCAATGAAATATGCCAAATATCTCCAATTCGGAACCAGGAAGATGCCAGCACGTCCGTTCCTTGTAGTTCCGGATTCTGATATGCCAATGATTGTGGACGTGCTTAGGAGGTATCTCGAAAAATGATTGAAAGAGAAAGGATTATAGACGCAGTTATAACGTTCATAAAAGAGAAGTGGAGCGAATACGCTTCAATTTTTAACTCCCTGCCACCCAGAACCGGAACTATCATCAGAACAGTAACAGAAGGAGTTTACGAAGTCGATTTTGGAGGATACACCGAAATCGTTCATGACGGGCAGGGCACGGTCGAAGGCAACACATTCACGGAAAACAAAGAAACGCTACCAGAATCGATTACTGTAATTAAGTATATCCCCAAAGCTGAAGAACTTGCAGCTCAAATGCCTGCTGTAGTAGTTATGCCAGTAAATTCCCCGGAAGGGGAATATATCAGCATGCAATCCAAGAGCGCGCTGTACGTTGATGTAACTGCATTCGTGTACTCATCATGGCAAGAAGCAGATAAAGACGTGCTCTATCGGTTCGCTGAAATGTTCGGAAAGTATTGCCCGACCACTAGAGCCTTTTACAGCTATGACATTGACCAATCGAGCTACATCAGGAAAAGTGCGTTCATCTTACCTATAAGCGAAACCTATAATCTCCAAGCATATGGTGATGAATTCGTGATCTATTCCACAACCATCAGACTGCAAGTGAGAGTGAGATAAAGGAGTGATGTTAAATGGCGCTTCATGGAAGCACAGTTAACGCTAAGATAATTCTCGATCCTTTAGGTACTCCTACGGACGTAACACCATCTGCAATATATGATTCATTCTCTCCAAATGTTGCCACGGAAGTTCAGGAGAGAAAGGGAATCGGTGGAATTGTAAAAAAGAGAATCAAAGCGCATTCGTACAAGATTGATGTTAGTGGGGATGTCACCAAAGCCGATTTCCTGATTGCTGCACTAGACCCTGCCTCAGTTTTTGACATTCAGGTGCACGACCATGCTCTTCAGGAAGCCGTTATCGAAACGTTAGGCATATCATGTTCCGAAGACGATACACTTCAATTCAAAGCTTCCTTCCAAGGGAAGGGGCTTAAAAAGCTGACCATCTCAGTTGATGACGAAGTACCCAGTGGCACCATTGATGGAACCAATAAAACATTCACAACCGCAAATACACCGATTGTAGCTGGCTCATTCTCCGCTCTCATTGATGGAGTTTCCGCCATCACAGATAATGGGGATGGCACGCTTTCAGACGGGGGCGCAATTGACTACGAAACAGGGGAATTCACGCTTGCTACCGCTCCAACAACCAGTATCACGGTTGATTATGAGTACGGCACAAGTATTGAGGCAATGACTGACCCCGGAACGTTCTTTGTCCTTGCTGACTCCACCATCAGCTTCGATGGAAGTACAAACCAAGTTACGGCGTTTGAGCTTAATGCAGAGAGAGACGTTACCGCTGTCAGGGGAACAAATCTTGACCCACAGGACTTTTCAAAGAGCTCGTTCAATTACTCCGGGAACATAACGTTGTCTCCAAGTAGCAGCTTGAGAGATCTACTGTTAGGAGCCAGGGTTCAGTCTGATCCGAAATTTACGTTCGAGGCTGTTTTCCAGGATGATCCATCAAGCCCAACTGTGACTATTCGACTTACAATGACCGGAATGGTAGCAAGTGAAGCCTCTGCGGATATTTCTGCTGATTCTCCTATCGAGATTCCCGTCAACTTCGATGCTGAATCTCTGGTTGTTGCTAATTCATAAGGAGGGAAACTATGGTTATAACGCCTGATTACAAAAAAGAAGTCAAGCTAGATTCAGGAATAACGATTTACCTTAAACCACTAACCGCAAGGAATCTGCATGTTCTCATGGCTTTAACCAGCTTAAATGAGAAGTTCCAAAAAATCGCGTCCATGAAAGACGCAAACCTCACCGAAGAAGACACAAAGAAATTGCTCGAGGTAATCAAAGCCTCAGTTGCAGGTTGGAACTTAGAGGAAGAATTTACTCCCGATAAACTTCTCGACAAGCTGTTTGCTATGGACGTGTTTGCTTTGATACCGGAAATCGTTACGCTCAACTTTCGCAACTCCACAGGAGATAGCGAAGGTAAGGCAAGAGGTAAAGGCAGGCAGAGGTGACGGGATCATTTACCTGTATCTTGCGGCATATGCAATGAATCACAACGATCTACCTTGGGGAATTAATACCCCTATGAAAACGGAATTTTTCGTGCTCCTTGCTAAGGAGGAGTTGCTTTATGGCTCAAGCAGCGGAACTAAGACTCATCATTCGAGCGGTTGACCTTGCCTCGAATGAGTTAAAAAAGATAGAACAGCAAACACAACAATTGAAGAGAATAGGCTCTGTGTTTCAAAGCGTAGGACTTCAGATGACAGCAATGGGGGCTGCAATGGCGGCCCCCATTGGCCTTGCCATGAAAACATATGCTGATTTCGAGCAACAGATGAAGAATGTTCAATCAGTTCTTGGAGCTACAGAGCAAGACTTTCGCAGCCTGTGGGACTTCTCAATGAAAGTGGCTGAGGAATCTTCATTCACCACCCAGCAGATAGCTCAAGCGGCGTATAACCTCGCTAGCGCTGGCATGGGTGTAGATGAAATCAAAAACATGCTCGGACCGATTGCGGACCTTGCTGAAGCTATGGGTGGAGATCTAGCTATGGCTGCGGAATTGGTTTCGGATACAATGTCAAAGTTTGAAATACACGCATCGCAAACTGCTAAGGTTGTCGATATTTTCGCTAAGGCAGTCGGAAAGTCTCCGGAAAGATTAGACAGGCTTGTTCAGGGATTGCTCTACGCTGGACCAGCGATGTCTGGTATCGGGAAAAGCATTGAAGAAACAGTCGCAGCCCTCATGACTCTTGAAAAGGCCGGTTTGCACGGTTCCCAGGCAGGTACATATCTCAGGGGCGCGATAAACCAGCTAATCGCACCGACTGAATCAGCTCTAACCGCGCTAGAGGCTATGGGGCTTTCCGCTGAAGACATCAACCCGAAAATGCACTCTCTTGCTGAGATTGTTGACACTCTAAGGGCTCACGGCGTTGATATGGCAAAAGCTATGGCATTATTCGGGCAGGAAGCTGGTTCAGCTATCGGAATTTTGATTAACAAAGGCAGCGGTCAATTACTTGAATTCGAGAATGCGCTTAAAAATTCCACAGGTGCAGCGGCTGAAATGAAAAAAATCCAGCTTGATTCTGTTGCGGGTCAATTCAGGCTTCTCGTCTCAAGTATAGAAAAACTTGCGGTTGTGTTCATGGAGCAATTAGCTCCGGCGTTGAAAGACATAATCGGAAAGATAAAGGCTGTCGTTGACTGGTTCTCTAACCTACCAGCACCGATAAAGGGCGCGATAACCAAACTAACAGTTTTCTCATCAACGTTGCTGTTAGTTGGTGGTACGTCAGCCATTATAATAGGCTCTTTCCTCAAAATGATAGCCACGTTCAAAGAGTTTGCCGCGGTGCTTAGTGCTATTGCAAAGTCAATTCCAACTATCGGACCTGTATTCAAATCGTTCGGTTCTACGATAGCACCACTCAAGGGAATTGTGGGTCAAGTAGTTACTGCGCTCAAGACATTCGCTTCCGCTGGAGTTTCTGCTTTGGCTACGCTTGGAGCCAACATCAAAACATTTGTTATCGCAGCCATCGGACAGCTGAAAACCTTATTCGTTTTCACAGCCACGAATCCTGTCGCTTTGGCAATAGCGGGGATAACAGCTGCAATTGTTTTGCTTGCGGTTAACTGGGACAAAGTATGGCCAGCAATAAAGAAAGGATTTGAGGATCTTTGGAGTGGCATAAAAGCTGTTTGGAACGCTGTCGCAGGTTTCTTCACAGGCTTTTGGAACACTCTAACTGAGAAAGCTACGGCTGCATTTAGCTGGGTCAAACAGGTTGCCACAACCGTTTGGGACGGAGTTAAAGTTGCATGGGAAGGCGTTGCTAACTTCTTCGTTTCTTTGTGGCAGGGTGTTGGAAACTTCTTCCAGAAGTTCTGGCAGGGACTTAAAGATTTCTTCGCTGGAATATGGAACGGAATTCGCAAAACTCTGGGCTCGGAACTCAATAGCTGGTTCAACGTATTTAAGACCTTATATGGTGCTATTACCACTTTGTGGAGCGGAATAGTTTCGTTCTTCGCTGGAATATGGAAGAAGATCATAACGTTTGCTGGCGACGCAGCCGGAAAAATCAAAGTTGTATGGTCTGGAATCAAAGGCTTCTTCTCCAGCCTATGGGGTGGCATTTCAGATATAGCCAAAAAGGCATGGAGTGGAGTTAAGGCTGTTGGCGCTGGTGTTTGGAAGTTCTGGTATGAAGGCCTCAACGGTTTCGTTTCGTTCTTCGGAAGCGCTTTTGAGAAGATAAAAGGCTTCGCTGCAACAATGTGGGACGCAATCAAAGGCAAAGCTCTTGAGGTTGCTGAATTCACGATGAAAGTTTGGGAGCCGATAGTTAGCTTTGTAAAAGCTGTTTGGGATAAACTACTCAGCATCGTTATGACTGCCATCGATTGGATAAAGCGCGGTTGGCAAGGCATCGGAAAAACTATCCAAACAATTATGCACGGGATAATTTCCGTGTTCAAAGCAGTTTGGGGAGCTATTGTTAAGGTAGTCAAGCCTGTAATCGACTTCTTCTTTGCAGCATGGCAGGGCTTTGCCAACTTCTGGAAAAAGCTCTGGATTGGTATTTCTAAAATCGCACAGATGGCTCTTGATGGCATGGTTGGATTGATAAACCTGTTCATAAAGGGGCTAAACGGAATTCTGGCAGTACTCGATAAGTTGGGAATTATCAAAGACGGCTTCAGGATCCCGAAGATAGAAACGAAGAAAGTGTACGACATAGACATAAACGTAAACGTTGAAAAGAACGTAGATGTAAGCGAGACCTTGAAACGCATAAACGACGCTGCAAAGGAAGCCCTCATGTTGGAGGCTGGTTTAAGTGGCTAAGATAACTCCACGAGTGACTGTATTCAATGGAACTGAAGAATTAAATATTGAATCGATTTCATTTGAAGCGAGGGCAGGAGCGGAAGGTTATCAGGGATCTTTCGTTATCCTGTCTCCTTCGCTTCCTTTGAATAAAGGTGATGTTTTAACGCTCAAGTATATCAGCGATGACTTTGAAGGAATCATTGCCGAAATAGAGGTCACGGACATAGTCGAGAAAGAAACGGATTTCTCCCACAAAGAATATGAGATTTCGTTCAAAGATACCTTCAGTGCAAGGTTAGATGATGAAATATCGCTATCTTACTGGAGTTTAACGGGCGCTTACACCGTTTCGCAGGTAGCAAACGACATCGTTGCTGGAACTGGATACACGTTTGATGTTTCAGCTGTTAGTGGTGAGGATTACAGGTTCCGGGAATTTCAATCTCACAAGACAAGACGTGACGCTTTGAATTTGTTTGAGCGGGTATTCGGTTGCGTCACGTTCGTTGACTATGCAGGGAAAGAACTTATTGCGCTGGAAACTCCTATGGCTTATCCCGGAACTGTTACACCCTTGTCAAAGCGTACAAAGTTCCTAAGCCCGGTAAGCGGTGTCAGGTTGTACGGAGCTTTGAATTCTCCTCCCGTTACAACGTTGGCTAGTACGTCAAAAGTTTGGAATCTGATGGCAAACAAGTGGGCTGTTCATGCTCAAGTTAGCGGGAACTATCTAACCGGGTACTGCCGCGCGACGGTTACGCACCCGGATTTTTCCAACGTTGACGGCGCGGCTGGAATTCAGGAAGCAAAAATAGACGGTGTTGCGTTAGCTTCAACCGTAATATTCAACGCGAGCGACTTTGAGGCTTTAACCGAAGACACGCTACCAAAGGAAGATTTTGTCGTTGTTGAAGACCAAAACACCATATCGATTCATAGGTACATAAACATTGACATTTCCGGGTTCGCAAACAAAGACAGCGCGCACTTAGCAGCGGTAGCTAAGAAAACAGCGGCTTGTGTCTTCGAGGTTTCGATGAGCGGAACCGCGACATATATTCCGGCGTACTACGTAGAAGTCGGAGTGGAACTGTACACACCTATAAGATCAGATGACCCGAGCAGCGAAGCAGCAGCCACGAGAGTCGCTAGTTTGTTATTTGCTAGGTTATCGGCTACCGAGGAGCTCGAAATCGAAGTCCTCGAAGACGACTTCTTGCTTGCAGGCATGTACGTTCAGCTTGACGGAAAAACCTATAAAGTAACTAAGCTATCCGTTAAGGGAAACCCCATTCAAATAACTGCGACATTAAGAGGGTGAAGTTATGGCAGATAAAGCTGCTAGGGATTTTGTCAACAATGTCAACAGGAAGGAAGAAGGTACGAAAGCCGTTGCGAAGTACAAAATTGTTAATTTTCTTCCTGGAGGAGTGCTGGAACTTGAAAAAGATGGGCACATATACAAAGCCTTGATGAGCGAAGGCTACATAAATGGAGAGTACTTTTACACAACCAAAGGAAGGCTATACGAAATCCCCAAACAAGTCGAAGATCCCGACGGGATACTGTCTATCTTCAGGTCAAGCGAAGAGGACGTTCTCATCGGTAAGATTCTCGGATATATAGGAGACGAGTACGTTACGGTTAAACTCCCCGACGGAACGGTAAAAACGTTCAAGATTACCGATGGCACTATTCAAGGCGCTACCTTCATAGTGCCACGCGAAAAACGTATCGATCCAAAAGACCCTTTGAAAGACTTTCGAAAAGCAACAGGTCAGGAAGCGTCAAAGGGAAAGCTAAAAGGCATTATCGGAGGCTACGGTGTTTTTGATGTTCACGGGCTTACTGTTTTTGAGAAATTGCAAACAGGAGACGAAAACGCTTTCCATTCAAAGATAGGAGCTTATACCAGCGGAGAAAATCCCGATGAGTACGAAGCCCCGGAAGAAGTTATAACCTTTATCAACCCGCTATGGTTCGGACCAATTGAACATGTAGATGGGTTGAAACTAGCTAACTATTGCAGAAGAACCTTTTCAGGGCTTTACGTGGTTCAAGCTGATGCTGAAAATCTCGGCGTTACCTCTGCATTGTTGAATGCAACGGGCTTTGTGTTCTTCGATAGATTCTCAACCGTACTAACCGAGGAAGAGAAGGAATGGGAGGGCGGTGCTTCAAGCCCATACTATACAGAGCAGAAGTTCCAAGAGCTCGCAGGAGCTTTAAGCATTGGCTCGAGTCTCAGTATTCCTATAAGCCTGACAAACCAACTAGGAATATCAGGAGATATGGCAATACTTTCGGAAGGCGTTGGCGCGTTCGAATATCTCTTACGCTTTGAACCGGGAAATGTTCCGACAACACCGTATCAGAAAAACGCCTCCGAATTCTTTGGAACTTACGTTGGAAACACATGGCAGTTTGGAGATGGAGTCCATTACTATTGTGGCTCGTACGGAAGCCGGAACAAAGCTCGAAGGCTTATATTCTACGATAAAGAAAATGGAACGTTCCATCTATTGTATGGCGGAGTTTTCACATGGCTCATAGATGGAAGCGATAATTATCATGGATATAGGGATTATTACACTCTTCTTGAATACGGTTTAGCTACAAATCGACCGTATGCGAAGCTCCACGGCGGTTTTATCGTTAATAGCATAGATATAGACGTAATCAACCACAAAGCAACTCTTACAGGCGAAACACGATGGCTTGATACCCCGGTAGAATGCTCGGATTTTGAAGGAATACGAAACGCAATAATTGATTTTGCAAAATATTCATCAATAACCACAACGATAAACCATCTCAATCTTGACCAGCTCCCGTCAGGGTTGATAATCCTCTATGATGAAACTTGTTCAACGGAACTAGCGCAAATACCCGTTACAGCAGCGGATTATACAGGCGACCCGAGAGGTTGGGCTACATGGCTTGACCAAGGGACAGAAACGCGGTTATTATTCCCGACTCCAACGTTCAAGGAATTCTATGTATCAGAAGGAAATAACACACCATTTGAACGCTGGCAACAATTAGATTCCGGAATAACCGTTCAAAATGCTTTATGCAGTTTGGCGATAATGCTAGGAAAATTTAAGCCGGCATACGTGGTTGATATTCCGGAAAACTTTACCCCGCTTTTAGTAAATGAGGAAGTAAATAACCTACTCTTACCCGCTCCGTATAGATCCGACATGAAGCTGGTAATTCCTCATCTCGAATGGTTGTCGTTAACAGGAGAACCTGCCGAAGGAACGAAAGCCGTTCACTCGTTCTTAAAACCATCTGATGACCCAACCCAAAAACCAATAGTGGAAACGATTGTTCTAGACCTCTCATCGCTCGATATTCCTGAAGACGGGCGTTACGACGTTACGATATACCTCAAAGAAGGAGATAAAGTCATAGGAATGATAGTTGGTGGAGGCGTCCAAGGCTCGTGGCTGCCGTTCCAGATAGGAGATGAATACTTTGAGACCAGCGAATCAGGAATAGACTATATTGACGGCTTTGCAAGTACAAGAGTATATGCTTCAACAACGAAGATGATGAGCTTGACCCCGAAATACATAGCTTGGGGAGTTATGACGGCGCGCGAGTTACTCCCATTAGATGAATCTGTTAAGCCGTGGTTCGACTGGAAGATGATTATCGAGGCTTGGGCATATGTGGAAGAAAACGGTGAATGGACATGGAAGCAAATCATGTACGCTGGAGACAATGAGCCGATAGCTGAATTCTGGAAAGAAGAAGACCTCGCGAAGTACGATCGGCCAACTGGAACAGACATCACGGCTGGAAGTTACGCGGTAGTTAGCGGGATAGAAGCCGATGATTTAGTCGCGCGCGGTTATCCTTCCGATGTAGATTTCTCGTGGTTCGATGATGAAGGAAAAGCGTCGCTAGTTGGAACGGGATATTTCAATGAGTATTTCACCGAGGACGATGTGCGCGACATCACGAAAGTTGACGTGTACGTTCCAACCATAACCGCTTCCGGAACTCCGAAATACGTTTATTCACGTACAATCATTGGCTATGATATAGAAAAATTCACCGATGAACTACTCGGTTACAGGCTGCCGCTATTAGACAGCGACTTTGTTGCGTACGAAAACAACGGCGTTCCCGGTTGGCTAGCACCGAGGTTTGTAGTATGGGCGGAACGAATGGTTTCGCAAACCCTGGTAGTCAGGTGGGCAGGATATCTCGAAAACCTATTCTTCCGCTCAGTTGAGGACGCAGTAAGATACAGCACGTATATGGGATTGTTAGGAAGCAAGAAAACCTTCTATCCCGCGACAATGCTGTCATATACGTTCTGTGATTATTCGGGAATGATTCTGCCTATACCCGAGTTTGACTCTACTCCTGTTATGGAAAACTTTCCTGCGACTGACAACCTGTTCATTCAGGAGGTTTTAAACCAGTACGGCGCAAGACCTTCGTGGGGCTCGATTACCGGGATTAAAGGCTATGTCGGGCGCGTGCTAACTGGCGGGATCCTCACGTGGAATACACCACTTAAAGTGTGGGGAGAAGACCCGACAATAAGAGAACTTTACACGATACCAATAAACCTGACAGGGTTTGTTATATCCATCTCGCAATGTGATGGAACGGAATCCTACCGGTACACGGTTGACTTACCGACTCCGATAACTCAAACTCCAAGCGCGACTTTCACGAACGAAGACTTTGAGTATGCGGTAGTTGAGTTACCGATTAAATACCTCCGGATAATCGTGCGTCACCCTTTACTCCGCACAAACAAAGTGTTCTTGCATGATGATTTGAATGCAAGAGTATTCAACGCAACGAAGTATGGCGAGTACAGGAATCAGATTGACCCGTCAATCATAATCACACCAAATGGTGGAGGTACAGTGTCATGAGAGTTGTAAACAAAAATACAGGTAAAGTGTACGAGGCAAAGTGGGAAAACGGGAATCTGATCCTAATCAATAGTGAAGAAAAGGTTGCTATACACCCAAACGAACTAGCAAGAGACTACCGACCGTTGCGCGGTAGTCATTGCTCAGAATGTAAAAATCCTTGCCGGAAAGAAGGAGGTATAAAACATGGCGGCTATTGTTGAAATTCGCGTATCTTATGGTAGCACCGAAACAGTTGAAGCAGCTGACGCTGCTGACCTCAACTTACTGAATGCTGATGTTGGAAGCGGTCAAAATCCGACCAACTATCCAATACCGATTCCATCAGAAGGTTCAAACTATTCGTTCGAGAGATGGTTCAGAGCTTACGTTGCGGATATGGGAGGTTCTTCCGTAGTTAAGAACTTCCGTGTTTACGCAGATACTGACGCACCCATACCAGGAACTATACTCAGATACGGACAAGCAGCGGCTTACCAAGCACCTGTGAATACCGCGTCAACAATCGCTACCGCAAACATTCCAACAACTGAACCAGCCGAAAACCTTTATATTGGTGGTACTGCCGGAGGCGAAATAACGGCTGCCGGTAGTTATACCGATTACGGTGTTTTGCAGCTTGAAGTGCCATCGACAGCCTCTCTTGCAGGCGGTACAGCTAACATCACCGTTATGTGGGACGAAATAGCATAGGAGTGATGGCATGGAAGCCACTAAGCTCAATTTTCCAGAAGGCGAGAAGTGGGTTTGGTTAGAAGTGTATAAAGACGGAAAGATGATTCCGCAGTTCGATGAGAACAGCGTTTCTAGACATTTTTATGACATTGACCAGAAAAACCTTGAGGCTTTTCTCATGGTTCATGAAAGCGGGAAAATATTCGAAATTCCCGTATCTCATGAGTATAACTGGAGATTGATTCACTTTTACCGCTGTATAAAACGGTTCGGGAAAGAACAAAGCTACACACGCTTTCCGATAGCTGGTTACCAAATAACAAAATACGGAAGGAACTTCAAAGTTTTAGTTGCTTTCCACGATGATGGAAATACTTCTTTTGTTTACGAGTAGATTCGCCATACAAGGCGAATCACCGCTTATAAATTCCATTCAAAGGCGGTGTAGAAAATGGGTTATATATATGTTGGCTTAGATAATGGTGTCGTTCAAAAAATCGATACTGAAACAGGTTCGCTAATATGGAAAGCGGGCTATGGTGGTAACGCTCGCGGGATAGCAACTGATGGTTCAACTGTTTATGTCGGCTCAAATTCCGGCTATTTATATAAACTAGACGCAAACGATGGTTCGTTGATATGGACAAGCTCGGATTTGGGTATTTACGCATACGGCGTAGCATTGTCGCCTGATGGAAACTTCGTATATGTCGGTGAAGATGGCGATGTATTCAAACTGAACGCTTCTGATGGTTCTATTGTTTGGCAAGTTTATGGCACTGCCGATATATACGGTCTTGTAGTTTCGCCTGATGGTAATTACATATATATTAGTGGTGCTTACGGGTATGTAATTAAACTAAATGCTTCTGACGGTTCTCAGGTTTGGACTAGCGCGGATTTAGGTTATTCCGCCTATGGTCTTGCAATATCACCCGACGGCAACTATTTATATGTCGGTATGGGTGATGGCTTTGTAGTAAAGCTCAACGCTTCAGATGGTTCTACTGTATGGATTAGCACAGATTTTGGCTCCAATGCTTATGGTGTCAGTGTATCACCCGATGGCAATTATGTATATGTCGGTGATGCCGATGGCGTTGTAAGGAAACTCAATGCCTCCGACGCTTCAGTCGTTTGGGCAAAAGATATTGGAACAAATGCTTTTGCTGTATCACATGATGGTAATTTTGTATATGTTGGTAATTCCGCTGGCGTTACGTATAAACTTAATGCTTCTGATGGTTCTATCGTTTGGTCATTTGCAGACGATGTCAGTCCTATATGGGCAATTGCAGCTGACCCAATCATTACGGTTTCAAAGGAGATAACAGCATCGGCAAGGGTAGCGACTGTAAAACAAGTTCCAGCGGGAGCGGACCTGATAGTTCCGCATTCTCAGGATGAGGTGTCAGAAGCTGTCGGAGCGGTTTATATCGGTGCAGCCGATGGAATAATGCGAAAACTCAACCCATTAAACGGTTCTGTGGTTTGGCAAAGCGAAAATTTCAGTGCTTACATCTTCTCGGCTGCCGTTGATTCTAGTAAATACGTATATGTCGCTACAAACGATGGAATTCTTCGAAAATTGAACCCAGTTGATGGTTCTGTTGTTTGGACAAGCGCCGTTCTAAACCCTTCTGGTGACCCACAACCGGCGGTCGGAACTGATGGTTATATTTACGTTGCAGGTGAAGGAGTAGTAAAAAAAGTAAATCCTGCCGACGGTACGGTCGCATGGACTAGTCCCGCACTCATTGGCTCTTCTGTAAGCGTTACGGCTGGGCCAGATGGATATATATACGCTGGTACCGGAATGTACGACGCCACAAACGACGTATATATTGGCTATGTATATAAACTCGATCCCAGTGATGGCTCGATTATCTGGACAAGCGAGGATTTAGGCTCAACTTACGTATATCCCGTGGTTAGTCAAGACGGGAAAATTTATGCCGGAACTTGGGACGGCTTCGTGTACCAGCTTAATCCGACCGACGGCTCGATCGTGTGGACAAGCGCTGACTTCGGGGTAGGAGCACGCCCGGCTGTCGGGAAAGATGGATACATATATGTTGGAACAGCGGACGGCATTATCTTCAAACTCGACCCCGTTGATGCGTCGGTTGTATGGCAAAGTGCCGATTTTGGTAACCAAATACGTCTTGTAGTCGGGTTAGACAACTACATATATTTCGGCACGTACGAAGGCATAGTGCGAAAGTTAAGCTCAACCGACGCTGCTCTCGTGTGGGAAAGCGCGGATTTTGGAGAATACGCGTATGGTATCGCGGTTGAGCTGTTAATCAGCCACTTAAAAAGCAAACCAACTAGCGCATCGCTTTGGGGCGTAAGGGAAATAGTAGTTCAAGCATCATCAACGGTTCAAACAACAAAGCAAACAAGTAAAGAAGCAAGCGCCTTACTCTGTTTAGTTAGTTCGAAAAATATTTCAGCTTCAGCAAAAACACAATTAATTAGTTCGATAGCTAACCCTTCTCAAGCTAGTTTATTAGCAGTTAATCAAATAACTAAAGGAGTTAGCGCTTCGCTTGCTTTTGCGAGCGTTAAGAACCTTCCGGCTTCAGTTGAAACAATATCAGGCAATTCGCTGGTAAAACCCTCTCAGGTTAGTTTATTAGCGAAGAGAGTTAGAACGTTTCTTATTCAAACGGCTTTAACAAACAGCGCTACAAAGATAATTGCAGCGGGCGCGAGGTTGTTCCAAGAAACAGCAAAAATGCTCTCGGCATATGCTGCGGTAGCAGAAACGATTAAAGAAACTAAGCCAGCAAGCGTTGCATTAGTTAAAGCTTCAGCGAAAACGGTTACGCTCTCGATGACTTTAAAGGCGGAGTTTCAAAAGAGCACCACCTCGAGCGTTTTTATAGTCCCAGACTCGGTTATCGAGCAAAGGATAAACAAAGCTGCTAACGTATCATTGAAAACGTCAAGCTATAAAATTTCAAGCATTGGCGCAAGTACAACGTTCGAAGATGACGATATTACAATCGAGTTTTCGTGGTGCGGAAACGAGCTACCAACGTTCTACGAATGCGGAGGCTGGTACGTGTTTGACGTGCAGTTTTTCAAGGCATCAAATAGCGAACCAGTAGATGGAGTTCTTGAAAAAGCATATATTGAGGACTGGTCAAGCGGGAAACCCGTGGTTGTTTCAACTGGAATAGTTCAGGGTACTGAAGTTGGCTTCAATTGTCCGAACGCTCCGGGAATTTACTACCTCGTGGTGCAGATGTTTGACCCACAGGTAACTCGGATAGAACGAATTAAGCTCCGAGTAAAAATCGGGGTGGTAGCATGACGAACTATAAGAAAACGTGGTTGAACATAAAAAACGAAGAAATAACAGCTATCTCGGTAGAAGCGTATGATTCGGGCGTTGTCCTGCTTGAAGTTCGGGAATGGAACAAAACCTCTCAGCAATGGGAACTTAAAGATGCAGATAATGTCACGGCCCTGCTCGAATCATACGATGAAGGATTTAACGCCGTTTCAACAGCAAAAGTGTTTCATGAAGCAACAGGATTATACAAGATAATCTTTGAGGCTAATTGCCTGCCCGGGATCTACTACTTAAAAGCGAATATTTCTATCGATGGCTATAACGACGTTTCCCGGTTGAAAGTACGAGTCAAGATTGACACATAAGGAATTATATTCACAAATAATACCGCCCTACGGGGCGGTTTTTTATTGGGATAAGGGGGTTGATATGGACATAACAACACTGGTACCGGAAATAGATATATTTCGGACTAAACTCTCTTCCAAAAGGCTATGGCTTATTGCGGACCTGCACCAAGATGCTTCCACTTTTCGAGAAGAAGCATTTGAAAAAGCAAAGAAAAAGATTGGGAACGATCCTGTCATTGGCTTAGGAGATTCGCTTGATTATGCCTTTTTCAATAACATTCGTACACAATTGGAACGGCAGGCCACTCTAGACGGGAAGATTCCCAGGGAAGAAATCAAACAAAGAGTTGGAATTGAAGCAATGCTCAGAGTTGACAAGATCTTAGATTCTCTCAATTGGCTGGCAATGGCTGAAGGGAATCATGATAGAAGAGCTTCAAAAGCTACTGGGGATAATTTCCTAAAATATGCTTGCTTCAAGCGTCATATCCGTTTCTCTGAAGGGCAAATGCTCCTTTATCTAGAAATAGGAAAAAAGAACAACGGAGCGCCAAGAATCTTCAAGATCTTGCTAACGCACGGTTCCAGAGGTGGGAGAAGACAAGGAAGCCCCTTGAATGAACTGGAAGATATCTGGTCCGGGTGGTCCGGGCTGGATGTCGTTGTAATCGGTCATCATCACAAGTTTGTCCATTCAGAAGTTAGCAGAGGAGTCGCTGCTAATCCTCCTTACGTAGAAACTACACATCTAATAGCAGTTCCTTCTTTCCTGGGCTTTGAAACATATGCCCAACGAAAAGGATATAGACCACCCACAAATGGAATAGTAAAACTCGAGTTCACTCCTACTACTGGAAAAATCAAGGTTGAATATGTGCCTGTGAATTGAGGTGATCGTTGCAATGGGAAAGGGTGCTCATGAGGATTGTTATTTCATTGCTCAAAAAGAAAAGTTTAAGAGAGAAATCCTCAAAGAAGTAGAAATAATGAACGAAAAGCAAAACAAAGAAATAAACGAGAAAATCGACGAGCTCAAAAAGCATTTGGACAACGGTTGGAAAAAAGATCTGATCGACAAACTCACAGACGCTATTTTGGGAATCAAAAAGACCAAATGGCAAATACTATCAGAAATCGTCAAATGGGCTGTCGGATCCGCTGCTTCTGGTGGGCTGATTTACTATATCCTCACGAGGCGGTGATTCTGGCATGGGATGAAGGAAGATTTCATTCGCAAATATCGTCAATCAGCTATATTGGTCGGAATGGCTTGCGATTTTCCACCTGTGATTCTTCTCGTTCAGGCAGCTCTTGAGACAGGATGGGGGCGTCATGTCCCTAAAAACAACTTATTCGGCATTAAAGACGTTCCATGGATTCCAGGAAACCAGGTTCTTAGAACCTCAGAATACAAAAACGGTTGGAAAGAGGAAACAGTTGAATTTGAAGATTTTCAAAGCCCTTTGGAAAGCATGCTGGCATATGTGGCTCTTATCAGGAACTCTCGAAGGTACAGGACAGCATGGGCACTTCGACATGATCCTGAAAGCTATTTTCGAGCTATCCAGGCAGCCGGGTATGCTACTGACCCGCAATACGCAGAGAAGTGCATATCTATTTGGAAAAACTTCCCGGAAGATCGGGACAAATTTACTAGAAAGGAGTGAAAGCATGTTAAAGGAAATCCTTGATAAGGCCTTCGCAATTTTGGATCTTTTATTCGGAAAGCATGAATGGTGGCAAGTTCTAAGAGAAGGTGTGGTTACCGCTGTTGTCGCTATTGAAGCTTCTTTTGAACTTTCCCAAGGTGAAAAGGCTGCAAAGAAAAACGAAGCCGTCTTGGCTATTAAAAAATTCCTGGAAGAACATGGAGTTATCATCAAAATACCTGATTGGCTTTTCACTATTATCGTTGGACTGGCAATTGACGCTCTCGTGTCGTATCTAAACAGGCAATTTGGTCATGATTGGTTACAAAAAGTGGCTGCCCAGTGATCTCTACTGAGTTTCTTCGCGTTTCCCTCCTCACCCCTCCGGCTACATGCTGGAGGGGAAATTTTTTATTGTTAAAGATCGAACCATACTGTCTAACTAGACAGTTCGGGGCGGCATGCCGCGACCATCATCGCATTTTTTTGCGCTGTGAGAAGAGTTTTCTATGTACTGATATGTAAATGTATTAACAGTGAAAAAAGTGGTCTTAAAATCGATTTCGAGTTATTGTTTCTTTGTTAACCAAATAAATAACCCGCTCCATAAATCCTCAGTTGGAGCGGGTTAAAAAACTTTTCAGTGGTTATGCAGGTGGTCAGGGGACGCTGACAAGCGCTAACTACTGAGTATTATTTATCATAGAGGCAATGCAATTTTGCCTACTGCGCTGGCAATTTTTGCCTCTCTTTTGCGCCAGTCGATGACTATGTAATCTATGAGATCATGAACAACAGCATACCGAGTCTCGTAATTTGAGAAAGCTGATTTGAAATTTTCCATTAACATAGCAACTTCTTCGGGTTTTACTTCCTTAAGCTTTAGCGCTTGCATTCTGGCTTTCGTTAATTCAGTAGTCAATTTTTCGCGTTCACGTTCTAATTCGGATAATCGATTAAGTAGCGTTTGAGAATATACTCCGGTTTCAATTGCTTTGGTTATATTGCTCATAGCGTGCTCAACTTCCCTAATTTTAGATCTCAAAGCTTCTGTTCTTCCTTTATCGATTTTTTGTCTTATCGAAAGGTTTATTTCCGCTGCCAATTGTTCGGGGTCAAGATCCCGGAGCTTTTGATGCAGGAAGTTAAGAACCTTTCCCTCTATTTTATCTCGGCCTACTTTGTGGATCCTGTTATGCTTTCTCTTACAATTCAAGCAGGTATAATATCCTCCATGGTTCCTTTTTCCGCCATACGCGCTACCAGTCAAAGGATATCCGCAATCTCCGCAACGCATAAATCCTCTCAGCAAATATTTAACCTTAGGCTTTTTCTGGATCCCGGATACTTTCTGAACCTTTTTCCAAAGCTCTGGTGAAACTATCGCAATTTCAGGAATATGAACCCGGATCACTTCATCAAAAGGATTGAATTTCCCTTTCTTTTTTCGGTTGTTGAATACATACTCACCCTTATATTTCGGGTTTCTCAACATCCATTCAACACTAGCATTAGTGAATTTTTCTCCTCTTCGAGTCTTAAATCCCAGGTTGTTCAAATATCTGGCGATCTCAGAATATGTGACCCCTTCAGCGCGCATTTGGAAGATCTTTTGTATTGCTTTGGCTTCCTTCTCATCCGGTATGAGCTTCCAGTCGTCACCAATTTTGATCTTCCTATACCCAAACGGAGCATATCCTCCTACAAGAGCCCCACGCTTTGCTTTGGTTATCATTCCCCGCATTGAATCTCTGGCCATTTTGGCTACGAAGTATTCAGCTATGGTTTCGGTCATGCCTTCGACAATTATTCCCTCAGGACCATCTATATATGGCTCTGTAATTGAAATTACTTTGATACCGTATTCTTTGAGGAGTTCTTTATATCGCCTGGCGTCCAGCCTCGATCTTGCAAACCTGTCGTAGCTCCAGACTACGACATAATCAAATTTTGCCTCCATTGCGTCTTCGATGAGTTTGAGAAAGTCGTGACGTTTTTCTATCAGGAAAGCGGATACTCCTCTATCTGCGTATTGTTTTACAACCTCATACCCGTGCTTCTGGCAAAATTCAAGGATTTGATCGAGTTGACCTTCAATAGAAAGTTCCTGTTGATTGTCAGAAGAATACCTGGCATATATGGCGGCGCGTTTCTTACCCACGCAGATCCCTCCCAAAGAAATTGAAACATGAAAAGAGGAAGATGATGTAAAGAAGTATAATTAATTATACCATATGGGGTAAAAGAAAAAAGTGCTAAACAGCACTTTACTGATTTTATGTTTTCAGTTAAATTTAGCAAAAGAGCTTTTTTTAGGCTTCATCTAACTCTGCTTTTTTCCTATACCTGACATTCTTTTTCTTAGCAGCCGATTTGGAGCGAGAGTAGAATTCTCTTACGCTTACCTCAAGATCCTGTATTGTATTTTTAAGCACTTCTAGTGGGACGGGGTCTATATGAGTTTGATAGACTATGGTTCTTTCTTTTCCTTCAATTTCAATGACCAGAATAACATGCCCGCCCTTAGTCCTTTCTCTAACTATGTTGAAGGTTTCTAAGATTTCTCTGAATTCTCTTAGTGATAGAGGCGGATATTTCTTAGGCATAATGCGGAGTTAATTTGTCTATGTAAGGTTTCATTTTATTGATTTGATTTTTCTTTGAAGAATCAGGAAGTAAAGAAGAAAGGAAAAGTGAAATTTTAAACAGCACTCTATTTTTAAGTGGTTCATCCTTGATAAGAGATTCAATCTTGATTTCACCCGATTTGATTCCTTTAATCAAATCATCTAATATTTTCTTAGTGTTTGAAGTCAAATCATCTAGGGTTTTTCCATAAATTAAAATCCCTAATCCATAAATATAAAAATAATACAACCCGTTGTCCTTGTAAATAAGTACTCCTGTTTCCTTGGTGATTTTCCTAGCGTAGCCGATTTTCATAAATCTCACCTCTCTAATTTAGTATTATACCACTAGCGTACATCTTCTATCAATTGCACAGCACTCCCTTTTTAAATAGAACTACTAAAACCTCGCTATCACAGCCCCTTCGGCTCTATCTTGGAGATGTCTACGTAAGCGGTATCGAACAGATAAGAGACGTACAATTCCCGAATCTCGGCCTCTTCTGGAATTTTGAAGAAGATATAACCTCTGATATAACCACGCGGGCGTATTTTGCCACCCAGAGACTTATAGTAGTATTCTTCCGGGATTCCCGGAATGTAACCGGAGGAGTAATTGTACCCTTCAGAATCCCGAATGTCGAAACCATAAGACAACGTATCAGCATCTACAATTTCGGCTCCATTATTAACAATGAATACGTCTAATATCAGAGCCTCTTTATATCTCAGTACCTGTTTTATAGTTATCGCAATGTCACCAAGAATAAATGGAGTTCCGATATCAACATCTTTCAATCCCCGTATGTTTCTTCCAACGTTACTTTTTCCCAGGTTCCGTCATCTTTCAATAAAACTATTTGATTATCTGTTGTTACAGCATACGTACTGGAAAATACTTGAAGGCTCAACATTAACACTAAGAAGACAAAAAAGAAAGAGGTTTTCCTCACTTTTTATCCCCCCTTGGAACTTATCTACAGATTCGGGAACTTCCTTTTGAAACTAACAACCACCCCTATTACTTCACACTCAGCGTCCCACTTATCTTTTTTAATAAATATAGGTTTATATTCGGGGTTTTCAGATTCCAATTTTACCCCATCTCTAAGCCTGAAAAACTTCTTGATAACGGCTTCTTCACCATTGATCCGAACTACCGCTATCTGTCCGTTTCTAGCAATGGGCTGCTTCCGAACAAATACAATATCTCCGTCATAGAGAAGTGGATGCATGCTGTGCCCTTTGACCTTTAGCGCAAAATCTGCTTGTTCTCCAGGTTCTAAAGAGATGTATCCAATTATATCTTCTTCAGCAGGAACTCCCTGCCCTGCGGAAACTTTCCCAAGAAGCGGGACCATTTTCTGTTGCTTGTCCATTTTTGGGAGTTCGACTTCACCTTTAAGATGCCCCTGTGGGTCGTCTACGAGACCAAGGAGATAGTCGACTGATACATTGTAGAATTCCGCAAGCATTTTCAGGGTTTCGATATCAGGATTTCTTCGCCCCTGCTCATAACTACCAAGCGTACTGAAATGGATATTTACTTTTTCAGCTAATTTCCTTAAAGAAAGCCCTTTTGACTCTCTCAAGAGTTTAAGCCTTTCTGCTAATGATTGCACCAAATCACCCACTAGCATTTTATCACCTTCGTATTCATACAGTAAACAAGTAGTCGTAACAGCAACGTTACTTGAAACCCTTGACTTTACGTAGTCAGACGGTATACTATATAAATGTAGTCATTACGGCGACATGTAAGGAGGGAGGATACAGCATGACTACTCTTAAAGAGCTCAGGGAAAAGAAAGAATTGACTCTCAGACAGCTTGGAAAAGCGCTTGGGATCCATTGGACAACTTTGCACTCATTTGAAACCGAAAGAAGAGCTCCCTCCTTCGAGGTAGCGGATCGAATAGCTGCGTTCTTTGGAGTTCCAATTGAAGAAATCTTTCCGAGATACAAACGCCGCTCCCCCTACCCAAAGGATACAGCTAAGGTCGGCTGAGGGAGCAAAACCTTTCGGTCGTGAGTGTTCGAAAGCGGGTCTTTGAAAAGTGAATATAAGAGGGGTGTGGGTGAAAGGAGATGATAACTTGAAAATTACTGTCGAACTTTCCCCAGGTGAGCTTAAGGAGTTTTTTGAGATTTTGCAGGAAGATCCAGATGTAAAACAATTGGCTGAAATCGTGCTGCAAAGACTGAAACAATCGGGTCTCCAGCTTGAACGATATTAACAATGTCAGCCTTGTCTTCGGGGTCGATATCGGGGAAACGTTTCTTCATATCTTCAAAAGTTTTTTCGATTTCTTTTGTAACCGAGACTATATCGAAAATACGATAATCATCCATCACCGCCGTAGTTCCACAGGTAGGACAAAATGAATGTTTATCAAGAAGATCCGCCAGATTTGTGTAGTACCATGAACGGCAATGAGGACAAGTCAGCTGAATCGCGATTTTTTGTCGAAGCATTGTAACGAATGCATTCTTAATTCTGTCAGTGCTCATTTTTTCACCTCGCGGTCTTTGCCCACACCCCATATAAATATACACCGAACGGAGGAGGATTATGACAAATATCAGCGAGAGCTTCTTCAGACACATAACAATCGGAGGCATTCGATATCGAATTGAAGTTGTCGATGAAATGGCAGGCGACACGATAGGCGCAACCAATTACGAAAAGAACCTAATAACCCTCAAACGCTGCGAACCTCAACGAATGCAAGAAACATTGCTTCACGAACTAATGCATATCATTTTCTTCCACTCCGGGTACGATGAGCAAGATGAGCGCTTGATTTCCTCAATAGCTTCTTGGCTATACGCATCACTAAAGCAGAACAAAGAGATGTTCAAGGCAATCATGGAATAGCGACCCGTGCAACCCCACAACACCCCTCTTTCACCGTCGGGGAGTGATTACCCCGGCGGGACTTTTCGAGAAAGGAGGCGACAAGGAGTGTGGAAACTTCCGGATCTGGAAAAGGAAATTGAAGAGTTAAAAGAGCTTTATAAAACTGCCGATGAAAAAAAGCGCAAAGAGATTGAGGAGCGGCTGGAGGAGCTAATGAAAGCCTATGGTATTGAAACGTACATCGAAAAACACGGAAAGGAGGAAGTTTGATGGAAGAAAGACAGGCGAGAAATCTTGGCCGGGCGCTTTTCCCGATCGTCCAGGAAATGAAGGAGACCGGAGAGTGGAAATCTTCAGACGAAATCGACTGGAAGAGAACAGCCGAGGCTTTAGCACCGCATGTTCTAAGACTTCGAGAGGAAAGGGGGGCACGGCAGAATGCCCAGAATCCTAATGAGAAGGATCCCGATAGTGAGGCTTATTCAAGAGAACATGGATTCGATAGCCCTGTCCTGGCAACAAAAAAAGATTCTAACTGAGTATAACAAATGGGAAAAAATCGAAGACCAGCTCAAGGAATACATAATGACGGAAATCAAGGAAGCAACGGGCAGGTCAAGAGTAGTCCTGGAAAGAATCCTAAACATGATTCTCGCCATCGACAAAGCACAAGATGAGCAAATTGAACGGGTCTTAAATAAAGCTCTTATCATCGCTCACATTAACAGGCTTTCGAATCAGATTCTCATGCCATATGACGTAAATACCAAACGTTACAAACCACGAGTAAGCAAACAGATGGCCTTTGACTTCCCTATTGAGATAGGGATTCAGGAATTCAAAAGGAGGGATGTTTCGTGAAAGATCGTACTGTTAAACTCTTGGCACTTCCTGGCGAGAAGACTTACCTAAAAAGCGAAGCGGAGAAAGGCATAGTCAAAGCATACAAATATGAAAGCGGGGGATGAGGAATGAAGTGGAGAACAAAGAGGGAAAGAAAAAGGTTCCCCTGCGCGACCAGGAGAACCAAGAAACTCAGACTTTCAGCAGTACTAAAACACTCCTATTGGGATTATATCACAACAGCAAAACTCCAAGGAAAGAGGGCGACAGTATGGAGCAGGTAAAGACTTTATCACGAGCAAGAATGACACGTGAAGAATGGCTTAAAGAAAGGCAAAAAGGCATTGGCGGCAGCGACGCAGCTGCTGCCCTGGGAATTTCCAGATACAAGTCCAGATTCAGGCTCTTCCTGGAGAAAACCGGAAAGGTTGAGCAACCCGAACCCACAGAGAGAATGCAGATAGGAATAGAAGTTGAAGAAGCCATATTCCAGATGGTCAAAAAAAGACTCTCAGATTACGAACTGATCCACAACAACCAGTTTTACAGGCACAACGAATACCCGTGGATGGTCGGAAATATCGATGGAGATATTTACGATCCCAGAACCAAAGAGTTTGGTGTTCTTGAGCTGAAATTTGTGTCTCCATACATGAAGAAGGAATGGGAAGGCGAAGAAATACCTCAAGAATACATCATCCAGCTTCAGCATTACTTTATAGTTACAAACAGATCTTGGGGTTATATAGCTGCCTTAGTAGGAAACGAAATGCTGCTGATCAAGCGAGTAGAGAAAGATGAAGAGCTATGCAAAATGATCATTGACGGCGAGAAAGACTTCTGGCTCAACCACGTTGAAAAGGATATCCCGCCTGAAATTGATGGTTCTGAAGACGCTGAAAAACTTCTCAACCAGCTTTATCCGGAATCCCGCCCTGAAGAGATCCAACTCCCTCCAACAGCAGAAACCCTCATCGAGGAACTAAACGAACTGAAAACACAAAAGAAAGACCTGGAAGAAGAGATCAGGCTAAGGGAAAACCAGATCAAGGAAATGCTCGGAGAGTTCGAAACCGGAAGAACATCCAGATATCAAGTTGTTTGGAAAACCATCGTTCAGAAAAGACTCGACAGCAAGAAACTCAAGAGCGAGCGGCCTGATCTGTATGAGGAATACTCGAAAGAAACTCAGTATAGAAAGTTTAGTATCAAGGAGGCGAAATGAATATGGCGACAACCGAAAAAGTGAAAAATCAGTTAGCTAAAAAAGGGAGCGGAAAGAAAAGCAATACCATTATGGACCTATTAAACAACCCTAAGATGAAATCTCAGATCCAAAGAGCTCTTCCTAACGGAATGAGTGCCGAAAGAATCGCCAGGATAGCGCTAACAGCTTTAAGGATGAATCCAGAGCTTCAAGAGTGCTCCCCTCAAAGTTTTGTGGCCGCTCTCATGACTAGCGCTCAACTTGGGTTAGAACCAAACACTCCCTTAGGCCATGCCTGGTTAATTCCTAGGAAAAATCATGGAAAAATGGAGGTCCAGTTTGAAATTGGCTACAAAGGAACCTTAGACCTTGTTAGGCGTTCCGGGGAAATCAAAGCGGTTTTTGCTGAAGCAGTTTATGAAAAGGACTACTTCGAATTTGAATATGGAACCAACCCATATTTGAGGCATAAGCCTTTCCTTGACGGCGATCGCGGCAAAGTTCGTCTTTACTACGCTGTTGCTATATTCAAAGACGGTGGTTATGCATTCAAGGTTATGTCTATCCCTGAGATCGAGAAATATAGGAAGCTCAGCCCATCTGCAAATTCTCCTTACTCTCCTTGGAACAACTTCTACGATGATATGGCGAAAAAGACGGTCCTCAAGCAGCTCTGCAAACTCCTGCCGCTAAGCATCGAAACGCAAAGGGGTCTTGCACAGGACGAGACGATCCGTACCCAAATCGAAACGGACGACATCCTTGACTTTCCGAACGAGAATGAATTTGAGGTTGTTGAAGTTGGAGAGACCCCGGTTGAAGAGGGAAAAGAAGAACCCAAAGAAGGGCCTTTCCCAAACAAAGCCCTTAGAAGGGAGTCACCTGCCCCCTTGACATAAAATCACTCCCCACACTCCCCTGCCTGGCCTGGACCACCAGGCGGGGCTTTTTTAACTAGTGGAACCAAGCTGTGAGGTGATCTTATGACGTACCTGGACATAGTTCGCAGATTCTGGAAGCTCGCGAGATATTTACCTTTGACACCGTCAGATATCGCCTTATTCTTTGCCATAGTTGATTCTTTGAATGACTATTGGCTAAGTTTTGGCGATTCGGGTGAGGTAAAACTTGCGGCTTCGGATATTGCGAACAAAGCTTGTTTGACACGGGCAACTTTTTACCGTTGTCGAAACAGGCTTCAACAGTTCGGGATTATTAACTTTGTTGCTGGAACTTCAAAAAAAGAATTCGCTGTATATGACTTAGGGCCAAAACTTAAACCGTCTCATTATACATCGAAAAATGAGAGTGAAAATGAGACGGAAAGTGAGACACTAAATGAGACGATAAGTGAGACGGTTCCTGAGACGGTTGGTGAGACGGTAAGTGAGACGGAAAATGAGACCAAAGATAAAGAACTAGATAGAGACCTAGATAAAGAACTAGATATATATAATAATAACTGCCCTAACGGGCAGTCGTCAGTGAGACAGTCAAACCCTGCTAAGAAAGTGCCTTTCCAGCAAATCAGAGAATTATTCCTCGAACTATGCCCTTCGCTTCCCAGGATCAAACCTGTTTCAGAGTGGAGTAAAACCCGGAAGAGATATGTTTCAGCGAGATGGAAGGATTATCCAGATCTATCATTCTGGGAAGACTTCTTCAGGAAAGTGGAAGACTCCGATTTTCTCGCTGGCCGGAAGAAGGATTGGATTGCAGATTTCGACTGGCTAATGAAGCCCACCAACTTCTTGAAGGTTTCTGAAGGGCGTTACAACAATAAGGGAAAAAGGCACGCATACGCAGGGCTTAGAGCAGTTCTTGAGGAAGGTGATGACGATGCTTAGCAAGAAAGCCTTTACGGCGGGAATGTATGCCTTGTCGAAATTCTTCCCGGAAATGTCGGATGTTGTAGAGGATCCAGAGACTTCCAAGCTGTGGTACAGAATGTTGAAAGACCTGGATGACGACGCTTTTGAGCGCGCAATTGAGTACGTTGTCAAGACCTCTCATTACCCTCCGAAAGTTGCTGATATTAGATCCGCGGCGATTGATTCTCTTCCTAATGAGACAGCTGAAGAAGCATGGAACAAGGTTATGGATCATCTGCATAGTGCGGATGGGTATTGGTGCCCTCCAGAACTTGATGACTGGAAAGCAAGAGAAGCGCTCAAAGCGATAGGTTGGGAAAGTCTCCAAATGATGACAGTTGATCAGAAACCCGTTATTCGGGCGCAGTTTATTAAGATTTATAACTCCTTCAGCGATAGGGAAAGAAAAGCGAAGCTTTCAGGAATTCCGGAACTGAATCCGCAGGCTCAACAGCTGCGCGAGCTTATAGGTGGACTTGCGAACGCTTTGCCTTCCACGAAGAAGGGGGATTAGACATGCCGTATTTAAACAAAATCTACATCATGGGACACATAGGACGTGAGCCCGAACTGAGATACACACCCAATGGAAAGACATATAGAACCCTTTCTCTTGCCGTTTCAAGGGGAAAAGACCGCGACGGGAATGAGCGCGGCACAGACTGGTTCAGGGTTATCGCCTGGGGCGACCAACCCTGGATAGACGAGATCCAGAAAGGAGATCTTGTTCTAGTGATAGGTCGACTCGAAATCGACCACAGAGATGAAAAAACGTTCGTGAACGTTGTGGCGAGTAAGGTTTTCAGGCTCAGGGGAAAATTGCAGACCCCTGAGACCGAAAACACTGAAGAGCCTGAAGCCGAATACATCCCACCGGAAGTACCCGAAAATGACGATGTACCGTTTTGAGGAGGAATAGCCAATGATGAAAGAAGGCAAACTCCTGATACCAGAAGGCACAGAATTGGTTTTCAAAGGAGGGTTAACCAAAATGTTGTTCGGAAGGTTCTATACAGCATTAGAGAAGAATGGTTTGGTCTCTGATATGAAGCGCGAAGACGGGATAGTCACGATTACAGTTCTTGATAAGTTCCCACACATGTTTGCCAAAGAATATGTTTTCGTGTTGGGAGAGTTGGTTCTTGTTCGTGTTAGGGGGCTCGTTTCCAATCGAACGGTAAAGATGATAAGGCCGAGACATAGTTACCTCGAAAGATTGGTAAACAAAGCGCAAGAAGACTTTATGAAAGGCTGCATATCGAATGAAGAGGCGGAAAAGTTAATAGATCCCGGCTTCCTTAAAGAGTATCGCGACGGAAAGAAAGAAGAGGAAAAGATAATTGTATATCCAACGGATGAGAACACCAGAGAAAAACTAATAGATTGGCTTAGTGAAAATGACTACGAATGGGTAGATGGGAACTTCGAGGATTTTAGAAACCGAATTAAAAACGGCGCCCTAGAAATGAGGTGATGATAATGTTCATTATCTTCTTTTCTGGAGTTCATAAAGCTTACGGACGAACCGAGAAAATTTACGTTGTTCTGGACAAAGGCAATGACAGTTATGAGGTTGTGACCGAGAAAGACAACATACTCCAAAGGATCTATTTCAAGTTAGATGGAAAGTATCAAGGAACTGCTATAAAGGCTAATCCTGTTCGTATTGCCGCCCAGGAGTGGAAGACATTCAGTTACACAATTCTCAAGGAAGATCCGGTTCAGATTCTCGAAAGGCTTGAGGAAAAACTTTTAGAAGAAGCAAAAATCTAGGGAAAGGGGACTAAAGGATGATCGAGTTGAAAAACTTTACGATAGTAGCACGACAAAAATCAGTGGGAAAGCGGTTAGAGTATCAGCTAGCGGCACGAAGTAGAGAGCAAGCACTGGAAAAATTTCGGTTTAGACATAGGCATAAACTAAAAAGAATTGAAATAGTTGAAGTAAAGGAGGAAGAGTTGAAAAGGGGGATAAAGAATGACAAAGAAAGAAATCGCAAAAGCGCTTAGTATCGCGTACAAGCCATACTCGCTCTTAAGCAGGCATAAGAAGAAGATAGAGAATGTTGTTTCGGAATTGGCGAAAATGCCAGCGAATGTATATGTGTATGGAATGCTTTCTCAGCTTCGGGCTTCTCTGCATTTTTTGGAGATCTATGAAGAACTTAAGAAGAAAAAATCCTCTGAGGAGGTTGGAAAATGTCAAAGAAGCTGAAAAACACAGCAAAAGCCTTGTCTGATGTATATCCTCTTTTTTCGCTTCTTTATCGTTCGAGAAAAAAGATTAAGAACATAGAGAGCAAAATAAAGCAAATTCCGCTGGATGGTGTTAACAACCGGTTGATCAATGCAGCTTTGAATCTCATTAACGCATATGAAGAAGTCGAAGCACTATACCTGAAAGAGAGGCAAAAAGAAAGGGGTGGGTGAGCATGAGATCCACCCCGAGCATTTGGGAAATTTTAGATAAAGTCGTTGAGAATAGAACACTTGTAAAACAAGAAGTTCACGAATTATGGAGGCACAGGGAATTTCTTGAGAGATATGCTGACACTATGCTAATCCATACTTCGTTTATAGTTTACTGCGGGAAGCCAGAAAGAGACCAAAATTCCAAAGTTTTCAGAGACGCTGAGGTCGTGAGGGTTCTTGAGATGATGGATGAAGCCCTTGAGAAACTAACGGAAGATGAAAAGCAGGTATGGCTTTGGAGATACCAGGAGAAGATGACCCTCGAAGAGATCGGGCAGATGTTAGTTGGATTGCCGAAAAGAAGCGTCAACGCACGTAGATATTGGAGAGTAAAGGCTTTTAGGACCTTAAACCATATTGCGTTCGAGCTCGCAAAATTTTTGAGGAAATAAGTAGGGAGGTTTTGCAAATGAAAGAAATGACGGTAAAAGAAATGCTGCTGGCAATTATATTTATGCTAATAGCTTTAACAACAATAGTTTCTTTTATTGCAACTGGGTATTGGCTTTGGATAGGGCTCAGGCAAGCACTAGAACTTTTGAAAAGCGCAGGAGAAGCAGGCATTTATTTTATGGTTCTTTTTGGTTTTGTTGTAGCCGACGTAATAATGATGATCCTCTTAGATCAGTTCTTTAAAATGTACTTTAAGGATAAAGGACAAGAAAACTTGTGAGAGTTTTTGAATTTGAAACAAGTTGTGATATACTACATATAGTGGCTAAACTATACAAAAGCCCCGAGATGGGGCTTTTTTAATTAAAAACTGCTTTGTGTTAAAAATGTTCCAACCAAAGCGCTTGACAAATTGTAAAGCATTATGCTATAATGTTGTCGTAGCCAAGGGGAGGTCATTGAAAAGTAAATGAAAGGAGCGTCCTAAATGAGATTAGAGATTTTCGTTGGGCTCACTGATTGCAACGGGATCCCTTATGATTGGAACAAGATTTATCCAAAATTAGCAGAAAAGATAGCGGAAATTGAACACGCAACCGTCTTTAACAATTTAAAAGGAATCTATCGTAACAAAAAACATGAACTGATACTGGAA